TATTGTGACAGCTCCGGGATCACTGGATACCAGGGTAATATCATCGTCAGCTACCGAAGCAGTTACGCCTGGCACCCCATAAGTCGCATTATTGATTAATGCTGCTAGGTTGGTAGCGCAAGCCTGATCACTGGCACCTACGGCAAATACTCTGTTTGGAGCATCAGCGGCGGCCGCACCGGTAAAGGTCAATCCATTGATTACAATGGCATCGGTTGCAATAACGGTATTACATTCTATGGTTGCTGAAGTTACTGCCACATTAGCAGTAATGGTATCAGCCAGAGCGGCTATTGCCTGGGAGCCGCCCCCTGCGGAATTCTGAGCCTCTACGAGTGCCAGAGCGGAAGTTACGGCCGCGGCCATTGCTCCCAGTTCGACAACAAAGCAGGCTTTCCTATATCCATTCATTCCGAAATATCTGGTGGTAGCGACGCCATTAAGAGACACCGGAACCATAGCATTATCAAATTTAACTTGTTCGGCTACTAATTTCATTGTTTTTCCTCCTTTCTATTAGTCTAAAACTACAAATGGTGAAACTGTATCAACGCCATTGCGTTGGAGCAACGGAGTGATCAGCCACGGCTGGCCATCCACATTCCAGAAGGCTTTAATTATAGTCCGGTTCTGGGTAAACAGAGGATGCTCACTCATGGCGATACTAATTCCGGAGCCGTCTTTTATCAGGTAGTAGTTGAGGTCTATCAACATCAGGTCTCCCTCAGTGCCAAGGCTCGGGCTCTGATCATTGAGCAGGAATGGAATACCTAGTAAGGTGCCGGGAGCTCCCTCGCGAGCATTGGGCTGCCATACAAGGTTATTACCGGTATCTACCATCCGCATCAGTTGCGGGAGAATGGTCTGGGATCCTATCCAGCATAATTTGCCGCCGAATTTTGCCCGGGCAAACATGTTGACTACATCAGCATAAGCGATCTGATTAGCCACTGCTCTAGGTATAGTAATAGCTGCAGGATGATTGATAATCCCCAAAGGCTGCCCTACGCCATTACCAGAAAGGAACGTATCTTCCTCAGCGCCAATTATTGCTTTTCTGAGCAAGTTGGATACCAAAGCACCAGCGGCCGCACTATTGCGGAGCAGTTTGTCGGTTACGATTATATGAGCGGCTACTTCCTGGGGCTCTAGCTTTATCTCTCTGAAATTTGGTTCGGTTTCTGGTTTGGTTGCACCCTCTGCAATCCAGGTAACTGTTACGCCAGCATATACACCATTAGCTCCCGATTGATCTAATGCGGGGATAGTGATAGCAGCATCAGGAGGATCTCCAGCCGGGATAACCTGGGCCCGAGGACGGAAGATCGCGGCCTGATCATCTACCATTTTAATTTCATTGGAGAATTGTTCTGGAACTATAAAGCCGCCATTAGCTCCAATGCCCATTTGCATGAAACGCTTTTCAGCATCCTTGCCAAACTCCTTGGCTCTTAACGCCGGGTCCTGCGGATTCCATTTCACTGTCTGAAGGAATTCCCCAATCTCCCGGAACTCTGGTTTATCTTCGGGTTCGGGGTCGTGTTTGCGAGCGATGATGTTCACGTCTTTGATTATTCTGGCATCGCCACCGGCATTGATCCCAGTCGCCAGCTGGTTTCTTTTTTCTATCTGAGCTTTTTCAACATCCAGATCCCGGAGTTCTTTTTCCAGAGCGTCGAGATCAACTGTTTCGGTTCCTTCCAGTAATGCCCGGATCGCAACTTTCCTTGCTTCTATTTCTAACAGTCTAGGGTTCATGTTAAATACCTCGCTTTCTTAATTTACAAAAAGGTTTTCAGCAATAACTTCTTTCGCAATTCAGTAGCCTCCGCCACCTTCCGCTCCTCCTCAGCCTCCGCTTCAAAGAAACTCCTTGCCGAAATTGAAGTAGTATCGTAAGCCGGAATATCCACAGCTGACACGTCATAAAGTTTTTTGATTTTCCTAATGGTCCTCATATGATTGTCACTATCATAGGCGCTTTCGTTCGCTACAAAGCGGAATGACATTCGGTCTATGTATCCGCCTTTGATTTCCTCGTATAACTCTCGGCCTTCTTTGGTGCCATCAAGCCGGGCCTTTATGTTTAAGCCTTGTTTGTCGACCGTAAGTTCCAGGGTAGTGTTCCGGGTTCGGGCCATGACCTTCCCGCCATGGTTGTAATTGAATATCACATCGGACATATCGGCCTCATCCAGAGCCCGGTCATCCACTTGCTCTTTGTACTGAATGCCGTCATATTCCCAAAGGATAGTTGGATCATTAAAAGTGATAGCGCGGCCCTCGACGTATAATTCTTCTTGGTTATCTTCAGTCTTGGCCGCCCGAATCTCAAAATTAAAGTTGCGATATTCAGCATCTTCACGTCGAAGTTTATTATTCTTTATCGTCTTTACCGCCACTGGTATCATCCTCCTTTTTAATAGGTTCTGTCTTTCCGACTTCAGCTGTATCCAATCTCCTGATCGGTTTATCGCCGCCCTCAATCGGCCCCATATTTAAAACCTCGCGCCATTCATTTGGTATCATTGCGCCGCGATCGACCATAGCTACTAGTTTCAGCTTGGTGTCCATGCTGGCATACTGCAGACTGTTAGCTTCAAATATTATCTTGTTGCCCATGGCTCTTTTCTGCTTTGTAAAAAACGCCCTTGTAAAGGCGTTTGAAAGCTGTATAACTATCGGTTCTATTTCTGCTTCGTAAAAAGCATTCCATTGATCCTCTGTCCATTTCCCTTGAACGATGGCATCATTAACTCCGAAATAGGAGTAAAGCCTTTGCACCGATCGGTCCATCTGCGCGGCGTTTGGTACATAGCTGTTATCCTTTACTTGCTCAAGATCATACCGGGGATCTGATGCAGCTGCTCCGCCAGTGTTAGCCATAGACAGATAGTTCTTTGTGAATTTCTTAAGCTGCTCATCAATGTCCTCAGGTTTTAAAACACTCTTAAATTTGAGTATCCACTTTATTACGGCTGAGGTTTTAACCGCCGCAACTATTCCCTGATCTGTAGTGGTTATGACTTCCATGATATCTTTTAAGGCTTTAGTACCTTTATCGCCAAAGAAGTCATTGCTGTTAAAATCTTTTCGGAGATGAATTAAGTCAACATAAGGCACTGTAATCTGCTGCCCGTTCCAGAACTGAAAGCGAAGAAATACTTCCCCCGCTTTTTCTAATAGCTCAATTCCGCTATAAGGGATGGGGTAAATCTCTAGTGGATACCCCATCTCGTTCCGTTTTACATAAGCGAAAGCATTATGATTAAGTTCACGCTGGAAGGTCATTTTGGTTAAGAAATCCTGCATGGACATATAAGGATTAGGCTCTTCGAGTATCGCCTTTATGTAAGGCTCAGGGTTTATCTTCATTGCTTCGCCGCTGCCCCGAACATGTTTAGCATTCAGTTTGCCGATAGCATTGGCCTTGGGTCGGATGGCTGCGCGTACTATATCGCTTTCAAAAGCCCTGCCGTTCCACGGATAAAAGGTGCTGTCTGAACTGCTGATTAACTCAAACCACTTCATTGGCGGCGCACCGTTTTTCTCGCTTCCAAATATTTTTGAGAACAAATTTCTGAATTCCAAAAGGTATCACCGCCTTTAAATCATGTTAAGATAATCCTGGAGCCGGTCCTGTAAAACCACATAAGCATTCAATAGTGCGGCTGTACCGTCTATCCTGCGCCGCTGATTGCTGGTCTTTATAGGCTGGATGTTATTGTTTTTGTCTATTTCTATAGCCGTGTTTGTAAGGCACCATTTATCTATAGGGTTATTGTTATAAATAACCAACTTACTTCCCAGGTCAGCTCCTAGTTTTTGCATCGGCGCGGACAATGTTTTCTTCCCCTGTATGACTGGCACCAAGGCCTCTTTCCCGAAATACCCTTGCATCTCTTCCACCCAATACTTAGCTGACCACGAGTCGTAACCTATCCAGGGTAGATAGATCCCATAGTCATTCATAATTTCGATGTACCACTCAGTGACATACTTTGCATGGACGCTGTTTCCCGGGCAGGTTCTTAGTAGGCCCTGCTCGTTCCAGAGATCATATGGAATCTTATCTTCTTTGCTCCTCTGCTCTAATAGATCAGCCGGAAGCCAGTACATCTGCAGCACATAAATGCGCTCATCATCCGGAACTCTGAATATAACTTTGGCGGCTGTTAAGTCAGTGGTGCTGGATAGATCTGTTCCGCCGACCCCATACTTCGGTTTTAATTCAGCCAGGTCAAACAGAGCGGTATTATTTATAACTTCAAATGGCAGCCATGCTTCACTGGAAGTCTCCCTGATGTTAAACTCTTTGCACACTAAATTCTTAACCAGCAATGGATTAGCTTTGGCTTTCTCGACTTTAGCCACCAGGGTTTTCTCGTTTTTGATAGTACCTAGTCCGGGGTTAGCCTTCCGCCAGGTGGCTGGGTCTGTCCACTCCTTACGGCTGTCGAGCTCATAAATAAAGGCTATAAAGTGTTCGTCTTTATAGCCCTGGGGATCAAAGTATCCGTTTATAACTCTTTCAGCTTCATCATATTTTTGATCGTATATATCTTCCCGGACGGTACCCGCGGTCGAGGTCATAAAAATTAATGGCTGCTCCCGAGCCGATCCACCATCCGCTATAATGTCAAACAGTGCTTTACCATTCTTCCACTGGTGGATCTCATCCATCAAACCGCCATGGATATTCAGTCCGTCAAGGGTGTCACTGTCACTGGCCAGCGGCTTAAAAACACCGTCATTAAACTCCTCGGAATTAAGCTCGGCCACCAGCGCCTTAATTCTTTTTCTTAGGGCCGGCGACTTGCGGACCATCCTCTTAGCTTCCTGCCAGATGATTTTCGCTTGGTCTCTTTTTGTGGCCACTGCATACACTTCCGGGCCCGGCTCATTGTCGCCAACCTGAAGGTATAAACCAACACAGGAAGCTATGAGCGACTTACCGTTTTTCTTGCCGACTATCAGCATAGCCTCGTTGTATTTTCGATTACCCTCAATGTCAATAAAGCCGAACACTGTAGCCAGTAATGCTTTTTCCCAAAGCTCTAATCGAACCGGCTGGCCACCCATTTTACCTTTAGAGTGACGGCAATAATTTTCAGCAAACTCAATTATATGATTAGCCCGGGCTGGACTGTAATAATATTCACTGGCGTTGTTGGTTAGATCGTAG